CTTGGAATTTTGCAAATCAGCGATTAAGTGTGAAATTTGATTTCGTGAAAAGTCTTCAATTTTTGCAACTGAATATTTTTCACACGCCCACTTAGTCACCTCGTCTTTGTCAAACTCTAATGTGGAAGCCACATCTTTTAACATTGACTTTGCAAAACCTATTTGTTTATCTGTTGCACCTGCTCTTGATGCTGGTCCTGAAGTGAAAACGGTTGGTTTGACCAATTCAGGTTCTGTGTCACCTAAAGCCTTTTGCATCTCTTCTCTTGATGGTCTTGGCGCACCCTTTTTACTAAACACAAAATTGCTTAAGCCTCTTCCGATTGCAGAGGTTTCTGCTAGCTCTAGGCAATTCTTTGCAAAAGCCCCAGCAGTCTTAACATTCTCATCTGCTAAACCTGTGGCAACACATCTGTCACCAACCCAAATTTTTGCTTTAACAATGTAATGACCCTCATTGTGTGAAACCAGTTCAGTTTCAATACGGCCATCCTCTAAATGGTCAGCCCAAAAAGATTTAATTCTGTCTTCAACTAACTCGTACGAACTCAAATCCCAAGCCATCAGAAGTCCTCTCCACAGATACAAACCCATTCATAGCACGACATGCACTTTTGTTCTTGCATATCTGCCTCGATTTGTAACCATTTGATTTTGTCTTTTAGGTCAAGTTTTGACCAGATGCTTTCATCAGTTATTTTAACCATAATCACCTTTCCTTGTATAACACAAGGTATAGGATGGGTCAGACAATTACAGGTTTTGTGGGGCTTTCAGCGTGTTTTCTAAAATTTCAACCCTTTTAGAGATTACCTCTATTTTGCGCTCAACCCTTGCAATACCCAAAGCGACATCTGACAAACTTCGACCACCATTAGTATTTTTTTGAATTTGAACAGTTCTAGCATCAATGTAATTTGTGATAGGTCGAACAATCGCATATTTAGCAATAACGAAAACCACACCACCAATAGCAGATAAAGCACCTGCGATTTGGCCACCCATAATAATTGCTTCAGTCATCAGAATCCCTTAAAGGCAAAGTTACTAGCCATATTACCAAACCACCAATGATTAAATAACCAGTTACAATTTTCGCTGACCCATCCAAAGTGAAATAAGCAATACCAAGACCCACATAAGTCCAAACATCACCTGACATAGCAACAACATATTTTTTAACCCAATTCATTATTTCTTAAACTTTCTACTGGAAGATTGTGATACAGAAATGCTAGCCATTGAAGCTATCTGGGTAATAATAATTGCACCCACAACAACTGACTGTGATTCTTCACGTTGTTCTTGAGTCATATCAGAACCAACATTCAAAATCGCTTCGGTTGCTGCAAAGAGTTGTTCAACTCCAGGTATTTCTGCAAGCGCAGTTGGTATTGCCAATTCTATAGTGTTTTCTTCAATGTAAATTTCGTTTATTTGTTCTACACTTAACTCAGGTTCAATTACAGGAGTTTCAATTGTTTCTTCTTCAACAATTTCTTCAACTATTTCTGGTTCTATCACTTCTATCTCTGGCAGGATTATCTCTGGTGTTGGGCTTGGAATTTCCTGAATTAAAATCGGTTCGTTTTGTTGGCTATTTGTGTTTGTTTCTGGCAGTGGTTCTGGCTGTGGTTCTTGTGTTGGCGTTGGTGTAGATGAATCGGTGGCAATGGGTGTTGGTGACGGCTGTTCTGTTGGTTCTATGGTTGGTTCAGGACTAGGTGTTTGGGTTTCTGTTTCTGTTGGTGTCGGTTGTGGTGTTGGTGTTGGTGTTGTCTGAACAGTTGTAACACCATTCCAAGTTAAAAGATAACTTCCTGTTGGTGTTTGAGTGTAATTGCTTGCCATCCAAGCGAAAGAAGTTGCACGAATAAAATATGTTCCTGCTTCAATGGGTGCTGAAATAAAAGAAGCTAACACATTTGTTCCTGAATGTGCGCCATCATCATCAGCTCTTAATTTTGTTACATCTTGCCAAAGTTCAATCCAAGAATCAATAAACCCAGGATTAGTTTGAGGTGTCCCTGTGGTTGTTTGAATTGTTATTTGTGTTGGTGCAGTTGCCTCAACAACAACATCAACGTAAGGAACTTCAGGTGACAATTCAATTATTTGCTCGTCAGCAAAACTCGGTGACATAACAGAAGCTAAAAGAACAGCAAACAAAACTAAGCGCAGTTTTGTGCGCCTACCCAATTAGGCTTCCAATACAGCTTTAGGGTCTAAATCTTTTCCTGCTGACCAACGAATGTTGTCACGCATTTCAAAATGTAAGTGTGGGCCTGAAGAGTTACCAGTATTACCTGATTCGCCTATATGTTGCCCTTTTTTGATTTCATCTCCAGGTTTAACCAATGATTTTGATAAATGTGCATAAATAACCCAAGCGTTTTGTCCCTCAAGTTTTTGTACAATTTGAGTTCCATAGGATTTACCCCAATTAGCGTTAGCAACTTTTCCATCAGCAACAGCAATAATGTCAGTACCTGTAGGTACAGCAAAATCAACGCCTGTGTGATAACCCTTTGACCACATCTTGCCTTTTTTCTTATACGCAGTTGTAATTTTTCCGTTAGCAATTGGTAAACCCATTTATTTGTTGTCATCTTTCTTATTGGCCTTTTTGAATATTGCATCAACTTCTTCTTGAGTTAATTTACCGTCATCAAGAAATGCTTTTGCTAAATCTGTGATGATACGGCTGACTGCTAAAGCACCTGCAATGACAGCAGAGTTAATTGGTTCAACACCAATAAAAGAACCAGCACCGATTGCTGGTAAAGCTGTAACTAAAAATAAAGCAACGCTTCTTAAAATAACGTCTTTTGCAACTTTCAAATTCATAAAGAACCTTTCAAGGGTATGTGCGCAGGTTCTTGTTCTTATTCTATACCTGGAGTTTGCATTGAGTTAATAACTTGTTTAGCCACAGGAGAAGCCAACTCTGCATAAATCGCTGTCGTAGCAGGTGATGCGTGTCTCATAAGTTTTGACACAGCCAACAAATCACCATTAGAAACAGAATAAGCATTGGTTGCAAAATAATGTCTACCTGAGTGCAACTTTTTGTTTATCCCTAATCTTCTTAGCTCTTTACAGGCAGCAACTGATAAAGAATGGGGAAACATAGTTGGCCACAAACGACCCAAAGTGTTATACGACTTAATCATTTCAACAACCACAGGATGCGCTGGCAAAGCCAAATCTGTGCCACCTTTTCCAGCAGGTATACGAATCATGTACCCATCCTGTAATTCTTCTAAATCTGCGCCCTTTACAAGGCTTATTTCGGCTGCTCTGAGGCCAGCAAAGCAAGACAGGATAAACCAATGCTTTTGAGGTTCTTTAGCTTCTTTCATAATCAAAGCAACCTCATTGTGTGTGAAAGGTCTTGGCATTGATTTTGGTTTACGAATCCTTGGAAGTTTCTCTGCTGGAGATTCTCGCTCAGGGATAAGTTTTAAGTACAACAAATGGCGATAAATCATTTTGTATCTATTGACATTGGTTTTTTTGGTTGATAGCCCTGGGGACTTCATTACAGCTTTTTCAAGGTCTTCTGTTGTTGCAAATTCTGGGTGAGCAATGTCATTTAAGCGCAGGATTAAATGTTTATCAGTCAGCCATAGTTGTTTCTTGTGACCTAAAACTTGAAATCTTTTGTAGTAAGCATCCAAGATTTCATTAATTGTAAAACGTGGTGACTGATTTTGCATTAGTTACTTTTCTTTAATTTTTTCTCTAATTTAGAGACTTGCTTTTTTAATTTCTTTATTTCTTTTCTTATTTTATCTTTAGTTGAGAGGTCAGGCACAGGACAAGGAACTAGCTCAACAATTGTTGTTGTTCCACCACTTACAGTTCTTTCAACTGTTCTTTCAATCACAACTGGTGCTGGGGTTATTGTCACAGTTGGTGTTGGTGTTGGTGCTGGCGTGTATGTGCCGTTAAGCCACGCTGTCCAATCATCTCCACCTGCCATTTGTAGATTCCAGGCTTGTTGTGTCCAGCAGGTTGTTATGTACCCACCACCCATTACACCCTCACCTGTTTTGATTGGGTATTGTGCAGGACAAGTTATGTCGCGTGTTTCGCGATAACTTCCTGGGTATGGTTCTGTGAATGCGATTGCTGGTGTTGCGATTAGTGCGCAAGTGATTGTTATTGCAGTTATTTTGAAACGCATTTTGTCTCCTGCGTTGTTTGAGCGCAGGGACTTAACTTGCTTGTTTGCAATGTAGCACAAATTTAGTTTGTATTAGTGGAGTAGCCAGTCAATCAGTTAATGATGTTTTTAGTGCAACTTATCAAAATTATTTAATAACAGGTGTTGTAAAAAATTCTGCTGGAGAC